GCATTGTGGAACACTGGTCTTGAAAGTGATAAAGAACTTGCAAGAAAGCAAAAGAGAAAGTTGGAATACTACTCAAACGTCTATGTAGTATCCGACCCAAAACACCCAGAAAATGAAGGGAAAGTGTTTCTATTTCGTTATGGTAAAAAAATCTTTGATAAGATTATGGCTTCAATGCAACCAGAGTTTGAAGATGAAACACCTATTAACCCATTTGATTTCTGGGAAGGTGCGAACTTCAAATTGAAGATTCGCAAGGTTGATGGTTTCTGGAACTATGATAAGTCAGAGTTTGATAGCGTGACTGCTCTCGCTGACAGTGACGAGAAACTTGATGGTATTTGGAAATCACAGTATTCACTACAAGATTTCCTTGCACCAACCAACTTCAAATCATATGATGAGTTGAAGAAAAGGTTAGATGATGTTCTCTCTGGAACTGTTACTGCAAGTGCAGCCTCTATGATTGACGAAGATGTTGTGGAAACACCACAGTTCAAATCTGAACCTCAACCCAACATTCCAAGTGTAGATGAAGGTGATGACGATACAATGTCTTACTTTCAGAAACTTGCGAATGAATAGGGTGACGCCTTAATACGTCCGTCCATACCCACGGTAAGGTAAGGGGGAAGGGAGAGCAGAAATGCTCTCCCTTTTTTTTGTACCTAAGACTCGTTCTTACTTCTAGTTCTTATAAATACTTAATGAGAGAGTGAGAGGTACTATAATGATAGAAATCGTAGCCGCAGTCTCAGCTGCAACTGGAGCATTCAACACCATCAAAGCAGGATTTGCAGCCGGCCGAGAAGTAGAATCTATGGCAGGCGACTTATCACGCTGGATGGGTGCTGTTTCAGATATTAAGAAGGCAGACGAATACAATAAAAAACCACCTCTGTTTAAAAAGATGTTTCAAGCTGGTTCTGTAGAAGAGGAGGCTATGCAAATCTTTATGGCCAAGAAAAAAGCAGAAGATATGCGTGAAGAATTGAGACAGATAATCTCTTTCACAAGAGGCCCATCTGCTTGGGAAGAACTTTTAAGAACAGAGGCCGACATCCGTAAAAAACGGCAACAAGCAATCTATGACCAAAAAGAAAGACAACGACAGATTATGGAAATAATCGGTGTTATTGTCCTAATTTTAGTAATCGGTGGTTTCTTGCTCGGTATAGGTTGGTTATGGTATGATACCAGAGGTGGGGGGATTTCCTAACCAATGTTAAAATTTATTGTTGTTGTCGCAACAATGTTACATACAACCCCAGTGTTTGGAGACATCTGGGGTTATTGTTTTACTTGTGACTTACCAAAACCAAGTGAGAACTGGACTCATGAACAAAAATTGAGAAAAGGTCTTATTGACAATAAAAAGTATACGACTTGTAGACTCAAGAAAAGAGTGAAGTCAAAGTATACTGGTAGACAAGCTTGTATTTACGTTGGGGGTAATAGAACTTATAAATTGATGTATGAGGACAACTGTCCTTCATCATATAGATGTGTATATGACCCTGGCGGTGTCGAACCAAATATTGATGATATTATTGATAGTTTAAATAACGCAACAAAATAATTATCTTACTGGACTTAATTGTGTGCCGTCCATTGCAGCTCCATCAACTAACTGTGTTGAAGATAGTGTTGTCTGATTAGTATTACCACTATTATTTGTACTATTATCAATATTATTAATGATAGTTTGTTGTGCTTTTTGTGCTCTTAATTCTTCTAATTCTCTTTGTGCTTCTTCAAGTTCTCGTAAGTTTTTCTGTCTATTACCTTCAGTTTCAAAGATACCATCACTATCAACATCTGCTTGAATACTTGCAAGGTTTGCTTCTGCATCTGCAATCTTTTCATCTATGGTATCATCTTCAAAAAGTTTTAGAAGTAAACCACCGCCTGGGATACTTTTAAGTACACTCTTAACATCAATACTGAATAACTCTTTAAAAAAGTTTACAAAACCAGTTAGTGCATCTTTTATAATACCCATGATAGAGTATTCTTTACCATTTTCATCTAGTGGTACTGAGAAACCAAATACACCCATGACCCATTTTAGTGCTTTGTCTATTGGTGTAAACAGTAAATCAATCAGACCACCATCGCCTACAAGGCCTGTCCAGAGTTGCTCTAATGCCTCTGCTGGGTCTGTAAATAAAGTCTTAATCCAATTATATGCACCTTTGATTAAGTCAAATGGTAATCTTACTAAATCTCCTATAGTTTCTTTAAAACTAAATGACTCTAGTGTTTTTGTAACTTCTGATTCACCAAAGAATGTTTTTATCAACCATGTTAAACCACTTTTGAGAAGGTCAAGTGGTAAACCAATTAAATTTTCAATAACTTTTGCAAGTCCTTCTTTTATACCAGAGAATATTTTATCACCTATATTACCTTCCTCATCTGCATAACCTTTCATAAAACCAGTAATGGCATCATATGCACCCATAAGAATAGTTAGTGGTAAAAAGATTTTACCAAGGAATGTTCCTACACCCTTTGCAAAGTTTACTACTGGTTGCACACCAGCCATAAATGGGTCAACGATTGCAGCTGTAGATTTAACATAACCAATTGCTTTCTTTATAGGATTAAATATACCTTTTATAAAACCAACAATACCCTTTGTTGCACCAGCACCTTGGGGGCCGGCTCCAGCAGAACCAGTAATTAGTTTGGTAACTGGTGCAAAGAAATCTTTTATCGCTTTACCAGTGTTTGCAAGACTTGTACCAATATTGTTTAGTCTCTCTAGTCCACCAACTTTTATAGCTTTGATTGCATCGCCAACTCTAGTGAAGTATCCCTTTGTTTTAAGAACAACATCATCAAAGTAAGTAGCTACCTTTGAATTACTAATGTTAGTACCAATGGTAGTAAAGAAACCTTTAACACCTTTAACAACATCATCAAAATAACCAACTACTTTAGAGTTTTTAACATTAGTTCCGACATTGGTAAAAAATGTTTTGACACTTTTTACTATATCATCAAAATAACCAACTACTTTGGAGTTTTTAAATTTTGTTCCCAAGTTAGTGAAGAAGTCTGCAATTGCTTTTATTGGTTTGACAAAGATAAACTGACCAGCCTTTTTTAATACTGCGAGTTCTTTAGCAAGTTGTGTGAAAAAAGATGTTAATAGTGCAAATGGAGCTGCAATAAGTCCAGCAAGTAATCCTAAACCATATAGACCACCCTTACCAACATTTTTTAATCCCTCTAAAAGATTTTCACTAATTGCATAGATACCATCACGAATATCCGTGAATAGATTTTCTAGTAAAGTATCTCTTCTTTCTTTCTGATTTTCTTCTTTCTGGTCTTCAATATTCTTTTTTGTGTCAGCTGCAAATGCATTTTTAATTGGAGTAGAGACAGCAGAAAATAACTTTTTAGTAACACCAACGCCTGGAAGACTCTCAATACCAGCCTTCATCTGTGTAAGAGGTGCTAGTAACTGGTCAGTAAAAGGTTTGAACTGGTCTTTTAGTTCTTCCTTAATTACTCTTGCGCCTTCTTTTTGACTTTCTTTTAAAGCATTAATCATGCCTGCGTTGTTAGTTTCTGCCATGTTATTGTCCTATTTCTTTGTGATTGCCTCTTTTGCATAGAAGGCTGCAACAATAGCAGCAACTGATACAAAATATGTTGCGGCCATATCCCCAAGGATTTTTGCAGCTTGGTCAAGTCCAATCCAGTTTGCAAGTACAACTGCAAACGGATACAACAACATCCCAAATAAAGCGAACCAAGCCATCATTCGCTGTGCGTCTTGTTTTTTGTCTTCATTTTCAATATCAGATTTCAAGTCTTGAAGTCGTAACATCTTCTCATCCATAGCAAGCTCCTCATCAGTGACGATACCATCACCATCTTTATCTAAATGTGCATATTCAGAATCTTTTTCTAGTTTCTTTTGTGCAGCCATTTTATCTATTCCTTCTCTCTCTTTTTTGTCTTTCATTTTCTTCTTTAATCCATTGAGACAACATGGTAACGTATATTTCCCTTTCCCATGGCATCATATTATCAAGTTCTGTTAAACTGTAATTATAATGTGTCATCATGTTAAAGTTAATCTTGAAATACCCTCCAAGATTATCATGCGAAAGGGCTATTCTAAAAAACTTTGCATCCCTTCAAGTGCAACTTCACTTTCAACACCAGTGTTTGGGTTAGTAACTTTTACGATATGTTTTAACTTAGGCATAGTCGTAAAAAAGTTTGTAACTTTAACAAACTGGTCAGTAGTCATTTGTTCAATAAAATCTTGAACTTCTTTATCAGACCAATCTTCCCAAACTTCATCTTGATTAAATACGTTTACTAAACAGTCATTAATAATACCGAATGAACTTTCAATACCATCCATGTTAGCTAAATCGTAACTCATAATTTGTTTCATTGTAGGATGTTTCATAGTCAAACCAATACTATCAGTAATCATAATAGTTTCACTATGTCCTTCTGTTTTGATAATATTAATATCCTCTAGATTAATAGTAACTGGTACTTTAGTTTCTTCATCATCTGGACAAGTAATAATTAGTTCAACAGTCTCACCTACGGATTTACATCTAATTTGTAAAAACATATATTCAATATCGTAAGTTGGTAATTTTTCAAGTTTATCATTCAATTTACCAAATGTGCAATTTTGAATAATATCAGTTATTGCTCTAGTCTGTGCAGATGTATCTTTACTTTCCAAAGCCATCATCAATATTTTTTGTTCTTTTACCAAGAACGGTCTATACTCAATTTTTTCCCCAGTTGATGGTAGCACCATCTCATAATTTGGGTTATTCAATACGGGCAAAGCCATAATTTATTCTCCTATATTAATAATTAAAATCCACCTAGTCTTCTCACAAAGGGAGGTAATCTTGTTTGTACTTGTCTAAGTATTGAGTTTTTCAATATATCTTGTAAAGTACTATCAAGACTTGCTTTTTGTGGTTCAGTCGCAATGTTTCTCCAATATCTATATGCGAACTCAACCGACACTTTTTGTATAGTGTTACTATTTCCATGACCATAAGGCATAGCACCAATAGTTACTGGAAAACACTCTTCTAACTTACAACCGTAAGTTCTTTCATCTTGTTCATTCAATTGATATATCTCAATTGAACCAATATATTCTTTGTAGTAGTTTATATTGTATGTATCTGGATTATATGTAATCTTTTGCCACTCTTCAAAGAAGTATCTCTCTGCGAGGTCTGAACCACAGTAAAAAGATGCCTCTACTGGTGCAAATACTTGACCTTGCACCACTTGATGTTGTGGGCCATAGATGTTACTATTAACTTGTGTTCTTAAACTTCTTGCTGGAATGGAAATACTATCACAACGAAACGAGATGCGTCTTGCAGTTTCACCATGTAGTTTTGATAACACATTACCAGATAACGCAGAATCACCAGCCTGTTGAGCACTAGCATTAGTGACACCAGATGGTAAAAGTATAATAACTTCATATCTATTTTGTCTTGCAAATCCATCCCTAGATGAATTGTGTTGTAAGAACGCATTTAATCCACCAAAGACAGCACCACCTAGAACATTTGAAAAGTTAAATTTTGCCATTAAATCATCTTCCTAGAATCACCCCAGACTTTTGTGTCTGACGCTTTCTTAAATCTTTGTACTGGTAACATAATTGCAGTTAGATTATCATCACTATCAATTTTTCTAAACATAGACCTTGCATATCCAAACAAATACCTTTTTATTGTTGGTTTTGTCAATCTATTATTTTCCACTGCACTTACATCCAAATCATCTTGACCAGCTGCATCTAGAAGTCTTGCTCTTAACGCATACGGTAAGTAATGAAAGTTCAATCCATAAAACCCACCTTCTGCTGACTTCAAGTACATGACCAATGGAAATGTATCATAATATGGTAACTTCTTTGCAAATTTTGGTGCATAGACAAACATATTTAGGTGTTTAGGGTGAGGTGTTTTGTTTAGTTTACCAGAACGTAGTAACTCTGGAACAGAAGGTGTTCCAAGCTCTTTGATACGATTACGATACCATGTGAATGGTTCGTTACCAGTTTTAATCTGTGCTGAGATTTTGTCGAAATAAGTTTCTTCTGCCATACTATTATTTATATCATCAATTCAACTTCTGTTAAAATGATGAACTCCATATTTCTATCCTTGCAATACTCTATTGCGTGTTTCCATTTTGCATCATTGACAGCCCAAGTGCGAACTTCATTAAGATACTTTTTAGTTTTACGTTTGGGTGTTCTTGGGGGTTTGCATTGTGCTTTGGGTTTGACCTCAACTACCCACTTTTTATTACCAGTTGGTGTTTTTACTTTGACATAAAAATCTGGGAAGTATCGGTGTATTTTACCGTCTAATGGTGAACGGTAGGGAACGAAAAACTCTTCTGAACCCCACTCCAATATCTTATCATTACGGTCACAATATACCATAAACTTTCTTTCCCACAAACTTCTATAAATAATATTAGAAGGGTCACCCTTATACTTTTTTGGGTAGGTTGGTATATATCTTCCACGGTATGCCATCATTATTCACCTAAATAGTATGTAACTGAGGATATTTATAAAGATGCGAGGATTCCTAAACGAAATCAAAAATACTGCAATTAACCAAGTAAACAACAGAATATCTAGTATGGTATCTGATGCTTTAGGTGGTGGACGTAAGACTAACCCAGGCGGTAGAGGTGGGGTTGACAGAAGTAGTTATGCAACTCTGACACCATTCAAAGGTAAGCACGTTGCATATCCAGAAGACTTGGGTTCTAATGACCAAGGACACTACATTGTATTTCATATTAATGAACAACAAAATGCAAACGTAAAGTTTAGTCAAGGTAAAGGTTTAAAAACACCAGCAAAGTATGGTACGTTTGAACTTGCTAAATTAGAGCCAGGCGGAATAAATTCTAATAATTTGCGAGATAGAAGTTCTGGTGTTGCTGTGGGGCGCCGTTCAGTAGGTACAACTGTAAGTGTTCCTACAAATGCGACTAAAAGACTTGAAGCATCTATTGCAATGTATATGCCTGCACAAGTTAGTGTTACACAGCAATCACAATATGGTGAAGTAGAAATGGGAATACTTGCAACTGCAGCTGCAAACCTTTATAAACAAGGTAGATACACTGGAGTCTTTAGTAAAGAATTTGCAAGTGCAGTTGTTGAACAAGCAGGAGGTTCATTAAGTGATGCTGGTGAAGTTGTATTAAAGAAAGCCGTAGACACTATAGCGCCTGGCGCAAAAGCAGCGATTGAACTTGCATCTGGTAAAGTTACCAATAACAGATTAGAGATGGTCTTTCAAGGTCTTGGTAGACGAACATTTAGTTATTCATTTAAGATGATGCCTAAATCAGAAGCAGAAGCAAATCAAGTAGACCAAATTTGTAGAATGTTTAGATTTTACATGGCACCAAGTTTTGATGGTGACATAGGTAGTTCTAGAACCATGATTGTTCCTGCTACGTTTGATATTACATATATGAATATGAACATAGAAAATGGATATCTAAACAAAATATCTACTTGTGTATTAGAGAGTTGTAATGTTACATATGGTGGTGAACGAGTACAATTCTTCAGACCAAATGCAGATGGTGCTCCACCAGTAGAAACAAATATTGAATTACAATTCAAAGAACTAGAATTAATCACCAGAGAAAAACTTGCGTTAGGATTCTAATATGTCATACTTTGAGATGTTTCCAAATATTTTATATAGTGCAAAAGGAGATGGTAAATATACCGTCATGAAAGATATAATGTCCAGAGTAAAACTAATTTCTGGAGTTAAAGAAAGCATTTTAGGGTTTGATTACTACAATGTACAAGATGGTGAAACTCCAGAGATGATTGCACACAAATACTATGGTGATGTAAACCTACACTGGACTGTTTTAGTTGCAAATGATATCGTTGATTATTACGAAGACTGGCCTATGAGTGTCCAAAGATTTGAAGAGTTTGTTAAAGAAAAGTACGATAATCCACAAGGAATTCATCACTACGAAATTACACAAACATCTGGTGATACAACTGTTACCATTGATGTTGGTATGAATACAACTGATTATCCAAGTGCAACTGCTGTATCTAACTACACATATGAAGATAAATTGCAAGAAAAGAAAAGACAAATTAGACTCATTGGAACTCAATATATAAATGATTTTGTAA